CCATGTTTGATCTTTTTCAATCATTATAGGTTCTTTATTTAATGCTGTAGCATCAGGGAATAATTTACCAATATCTGTAATATTGTTTATAGCAGCGTGTTCAATAACGCTCTCTCTTAAAGATCCATATTTCTTAGCATCTTGTATAGCTGATGCTAATATTTCTGAGTGTGCTAACACTTCATCGTTATTATTATCATTATCAAAAACATTATGTTTCATATCTTCTTCTCCTTCATCATTATTTTCTTCGTCATCTTCAGAATCATCACTGTGTTCTAAAGCTTGACCAACAATAGCATAAACAGCATTCTTCTGCTCTTCATTTAAAGTTTCGAATATTTCTTCAATTGTCTTTTCGTTATTATTTTCTTTCTTTTCTTCGTCAACTTTCTTTTCATTATTGTCTTCCATGTTGTTTTCTCCTTTCTTATTATTTTCTTCATTATTGTCATCACTGTGTTGTATAGTCTCGATATGCTCATCAGTGTATATTACACCTTCCTCTTCTTCCTCAGAACTTTCACTATGAGATATTACAGTATCAATAAATGCTCCTGGATTTGCTCCGGCTAACACGAGACTAACTTCTCTAATACATCCATGCATAACATTATTCATGTGTGTTTTAAGTTTATTAGCATATATAGATAATTTATCAACGTCACCATTGGCTACCAAAGATTTAGCAGTTTGTCCAGATTCTGTATTATTAAATTTACAATAAGCATAAACCCCTTCTTCTCTATTTTCTAATAATGCATGACCTAAAACTTCACTTGGATCATTATGTTGATGGTTCCAAACTAATGGTACTTTTTGTCCATCATTTTGTATAAAAGCATCTTTTAAAATGGTTCTACCATCAGAACATTTTATATTATTCTTTGTAGCCCATCCACCAAAATCATAATCATTATTCAACTGGAATTCCTCCTTCCTCATAATTTTCTATACCATTATTATTTCCTGACATTTCTTCTGGTGCATGATTTAAATTACTATTTATTAACTGATCTGCTTTAGGATCATCAGAAGGTTTTCTACCAACAATCTGTCTAAATTCATTAGATGTCATTATTTCATTTCTTGTAAACTTATCTGCTAATTCAGCAAGTTTCTCAGAAGGAATTAATTTAAATGGATCTCTAAAGAATAAGATAGTTTGTTTTTGAGTCCTAGCTGTTTTAGTTAAAAATTTTCTTTTCATTTCATCTGCAAATGAAGAAATAATAGGCTCTATAGTACGAGAATAATAATTAATCATAGTCTGTTCGTCAGCTGTACCATCTAATATTGTTTGTGTTATACCTAACTGGCTATATAGCATACTCGTTAGATATTCTACTTGCTTTAATAGATTATTTTCAACTGCACGATTTAACTGAGTAATTTTTTCTGTACCATCTGTATAGGCAATTCCGTATTTTGAACCAGATAACTGACGTTCAATATCTTTTCTTCTTTCCTCTGCTTGTTGTTTTCTAGTTGGTGATTTAACTACATAAGGTAATTGTATAATTAAATCTAATTTACCAGATCCAGATTGTTCATCAATTGTATCTAAGATATTTAATTTTCTTATAAGACGTTGAAGTGTCGAATTTGGTTCATTCATTATAGCATATAACGGATTTTCTATTATAGCAACAACAGATTTAGGTAAAGTTATTTCTTCTTTCATACCCTTTCTATCATTGTATAATTCTATAGTCACAGTTTTTGGATACCATGCTGTTACTTTACCAGTTCTTAACGTTAATATATCATAAGAGTTGGTTGTAACAGGATCGCCAATAGTATCAACCGGTACTAAAGCAACACAACCCTCATCAAATAATGACATCACAGCATCTTGAAAAAATGCTCTAGATGTTTGATCAAGATTTGCTTCTAAATTAAGACAGTTATCTAATTTAGAATCTTTATAATCCTTAAAACGATTATCATCATCTAATTCACAATGTCTAATATTAATTGCTGCAACATCGATAGCAATTCTATTGAATATTGCTGTTACTATGGATCTTTCATTACCTCTAGATAATCTTACTCTATCTGGTCTATAATAAGACCCACCATAACTATTATAATCATTATATGCGGAAGCAGGAGTTTTATTTTGGAATGCGTTCCAAGCATTTTTAAACCTAGAACCAATGTTTAATTCCATAACTATTTACTCCTTTCTTTATTTTTTCTTTTTATTTCGTTTAGTTAATGCTGCTTTGCCTTTAGCAATTGTTTTTGGATTAAAATTTGCTACTTTAGCAGACATGTATTTTGCATTATTGCTTATGTATTTTCTTCCGAGCATGTGTTGCTCCAGCTATTGCAGCTGTACCTAATATATATGGACCAGCAGCAGCTAATACACCACCTGTAAGGGCAGTAGAACCTATGGCACCTAATGCTCCTAATGTTGTTCCGATACTACCAGCACCACCCAATAATGATAATCCATATTTTTTAATAGCTGCTTTTCTATTTATAGATTTTATTGATTTCATAGCATTACCATTATTTTTTGAATATATTTTTTGAGCTTTATTAGTTAAATGCTCTTCTCGTGCTTTTCTATGTCCCCATTTCATACCAAGCACTCCATGGTGATAAAGTTCATCTGTATTTTGATATTGCCACATGGCACAATCCTCCTTTCTATTCAAAAGCTTCTCGATTAAGTTTGAATGCTATATATGCATCCATCATAGCTGCAACAGCATCAATCTTTTGATCGTATCTTTTCTTATATAATTTTCTATTACCATTAGTATCTTCTAAAGTAATACAATTACCCATAGCAAAAGTCATAAGTTCTTCATCAAAGAATAGTAGTCTATCCTCTGCTAATTTCTTTAACTCTCCTAAAGGTACAGATTCTGTTTTAGCACCTTGTATGACTTTTTCAATACCAAATGGACCATTTTCTTTTTCCCATCTATCAACAAAATCTTTTGCATTATACGGATCGTAACCAAAACATCTTATATCATACTCTCTTTCTATAATATGATTATCAAGGTCTTCATAAACTTCCATCATATCTAATACTGTACCAGGCATAACAATTAAAGTACCTTCTTTTATAAATTCATCATACTTAACTCTCATAGCTGGTTGTAATTTCATAAGAGTATGTTCTGTAATATAGTTTCTAGTTTTAATACCAAATGCATTTCTTGAAAGTGGAAATAAAAATGTAAAAGCACAAAAGTCATCACCTTGTGAAAGGTCTGCCCCAAGTGCACATGGCATTTGCCAATAATCACGTTTCCTATGTTTAAGAGTTTCTTCATATGTAAAGAAATATGTATAACCCTCCATAGGAATACCAAAACGTTTAGCTAATATATCATTTCTAGTAGATGGTGCTTTTTCAGCTCTATCTACATCAAGTTGATATGTTTCATAACTAACAGTTTTACCTAAATTAGGATTTGCTTTAGGCCACATGTCCGGATCTGCAACCTCATCAATATTATCTAGTCTATACCACCAAATAGATACATGTGGATTAATATAATCTCCTTTAAGAATGTCCATTAATTCCATTTTAACAGTATCACCTGGTCCATTACGAACTGTTCCTTCAGAACTAACTGCAACAATTAAATAATCTTCATTTTTAGAAGCACCTTGTTCTAACGCACCTATAACATCTTCCCTAACATCTCCAGATAACCATTCATCAACAGTATTAATTCTACTATTTAAACCTTGAAGTTTATCTATAGTCATGGGTCTGATTTCACATAAAGAGCCAGTTAAGAAATTTTCTATACCTTTTTTAGTTGATGCTAATTTTACTCTATTTACTTTAGATCCTGTTGTATTATTTATACTACCCTCAGTAAGAAACTGAAATAAAGGACCTTTAGCACGAGTTATAGCCGTTCTAATAGGAGATAGAACTTCCTCAGCCTGTTTCATTGTTGGTGCAGTATGAACTTGATGTGTTGTAGTAGTATCTACATTAAGAAAATAGTTCTGTATATATGACTCATATTGAGATTTAGCAGCTCCTCTGGCTATAATTAAATATTGTTTGTTTATAAGTCTTTTCTTTATACGTCTATTTTCATAATGACCTCCATGTCCATCTGTGGATGGCACATAAACACTTCTTTCTACAAAGTAATACCACCCAAATACTTGTTCGGCCCATAATTTAAATGTGTCAAGAAGTCTTAAATCACTACCATCAGTAAGTGTTAACTCTGACTCACAAAATTTTATAAACCCTTCAACAGCTTGGTCATCATACCAAATTCCACGATTATCTATTAATGCATCAATACGATTCATTTCCATAGATATTGTTTCACATACTGGAATTTCACCTCTAATTACGGCATCACGAAACATGCCATAATACTTAGGTGTTGCTGTATTTGATAATGCCATAATTTATTCTCCTTATTTCCAATCTGAATTAAAACCTATTTGTCTTTTAATTATTTTATTAGTAACTTTTTTACCTTTATTAGTTTTATTTTTATTCTGTGTTTGTTCTGTAGTTTTAACAAGATTATTTTTTATTTGTTGCTTTGTTTTATCATTACTCAAACTTCGTACAAGTTTATTACCTTCATTAATCAATACACCAGTTAAAACTTTTTTACCAGCTGTTATCATAGCTGGAGCTATGACATCTTTCTTAACTTTATTAATAAATTTTTTACCTTTAGATATTTGTTTCATATTTTGAGGTTGTTGACTTAATAATTTTTTATAAGTATTTTCTAAATTAATTCTATTAATTTTTTGCTGAATTTCATAATCAGACATTTCACTTATGGTTTTAGGTTTTTGTTTTTCATTACCTTGAACTGATCTTTTTTTAACAATAAGTTTTTTACCAGTTACTTTAGCATATTTTTCTGCTAATTTATTAGCTTTTCTACGACCAGCAGGTGTTAAAGTACCATCAGCATTTTGATATCGTCTAACACCCCACTTCATACCAAGTATTCCATGGTGATAAAGTTCATCTGTATTTTGATATTGCCACATGGCTACACCTCCTCATCTAAATCAGATTCTGCTCTGACATTTAAACGCCACTCTAGTTCTCTTATTGATTCTTTAATAGCTTCAATAATAGATGAATTAAGTGGTGGATCAAATAAAAGTTTAACTCTCAAATGAATATATGATTTTACAGCTGGATATTTATCTTGATCCTCTAAAAAATCAGACCATTGTTCTTTGTAACCTTCTATTTGAAAATTTTCTTCTCCAACTCCAAGTTGATTAAGAATCATAAGAATAGTATTTATATGCATAATAATATCCGTATCAAAATCAGTACAAGACTTTGCTATACCTAAAAGTTTTTTTATAGATTCTAAAATACTTTTATCCATATTAAATACCTTTCTACTTAATAGTTATGAATTTCTTCATACAATAACCTTCGACACCCTCAGAAGTTTTAACTTTATAAAAGTAATCTGTTGAGTTGTCTAGATCAATCACAACTTTAGATAATTTATTAATGATACATAATTCTTCAGAATCAACATTAGACTCCTTACGAACACGTAAACATTCACAATTATCTACGAATCCAACTGTTGGTACAGCTTCTTCTACCTTTTGTGATTCTTCCACAATTTCTTGAGCTTGTTCTGCTTCTGCCTCAACAACAGGATCCATAATTAGTTCTTGTTCAGTATCAGCTTCTACAGCTTCTGTCTCAGGAAAAATTTCTTCTAAATTTACATTCTCTTTCTTTTGAGAAAACTTAGAATAATTTTTGTTGTGTGACATGATAGACCTCCTTTCAATGCCTCCAAGGGCATGTATCATTTTTTGTTCTTATAATAGGACCTTTAGGTAATCGGTCCATATTACCATAATGAATAGCTTGATGAGTATCGAATGATGTACAGATGAGATACTCAGGATTTAGAAGATACTCTGTTTTATCCAATATATCTTCTTTAGTTAATGGATTAATATGATGAATATAGATTCTACCAGGAATCTCTAACTCAGGAATTGCTAAATCACATCCACCATCTCTGGTAATAATATGATTTCGCATAGTTTTCCATTCGTTTGATTCATAGAATAATTGATTCAAATAACGATCAAATCCAAACGTGTCTTTACCGACCAGTCCATCTAATCTTAAGTATTCGAATCGTTCTTCAAAAGTTTGTAAACGTATTAGTTCGGAATATGTTCTAGTAATCTTCTGGTTCATCTTCTTCACCACCATGTCCACTATACTGTCGCATAGCAGATATTGCATTAGCATATAATTCTTCAATCCTTTTAGCAGACTGAAGAGCCTCTGTTTTCGCAGAAATTAATTCTTTCTGTTTTTCAAGAATTTCTTTCTCAATACGTTCTTTTGTAGAACCTAACTTAAGATAATGAGTAATAACTTGTGAAGATGCTGTACCATCTCTAAGTTGTTGCTCTGCTAATTCTGTGGCTAGATAAATCAATTGATTCTCTCTCGCTTCCGGAGTTAGCGCTGGTCGAATACTCTTGTTTTTGTCTGAATTATTAGTATTCTTTACTTTAGCCACAATAATATCTCCTTTCTATACACTTTGACAGTGTTTTCTAATATATTGGACACCCTTTAGAGTGACTTATAGGCAGACAACAATATATTTCCAGTTTAGAAAGGAGAATAAACATAGCATATCTCTCATGAACAGGAGGTATTTTTGACTTCCGGTAGTCATTTTATTAAACCTATAAATCACTCTAAAAGGCATCCAGTTAAAAATTTGACCCGAGGGCTTTTTAGGGAGGCGAATCTAAAAATTACCCCCGGGGAAAATATAAAG